ATCCCAAACACTTTATAAGGGGGGTGCAATAAGGTGCAATAAGTAATTTGAGTAATTATTTCGAGGAGTTAACTAGGTACTTATTGCACCTTTAGGGGGTGCAATAAGGGGTGCAATAAGGGGTGCAATAAGAGGGGTATAGACAGCCCGGCTTGCTCCTTTTGTTTGTTCAATGTTTTTGCGGATTTCTCCTGAGTCTTCCAAGAACTGCAGCAACTCTCTTAGCTCCCTACTAGACATTTTTGCCTTTCTGTACAGCTTGGCTTGTGTAATACCCGGATTCTTCCTCAAAATATTCAATATCCGCTTACATTTTCTGTCGAACGGGTTTTCACTGGAAAACTCGCTGAAGGTAGATATCGCGCTACTCAGCGCCGCATCTACCACAGCAGCGGACCATGTTAACACATCTCGATCGATTTGTGTTGAAGAAATAATTAGAGACAGCTTTAAAACGTGTTCATAAGCCCGTGCTAAAACGGCATCTAGCCCCATGCCTTCCCCTCGTGCCGAAATCTTTCGCTTCTCAAACTCACTTTCAATATCTTTAGCGAGCATTCGGGCACTGTCGGTTAGTGTAATAATCGCTGGTCTAATATTCCTCAGCCTATCGACATTCCCTTTCGCCCTCACATTTACCGGCGCATCGTTTAACCTCATTAATTCCCTAATGATGCCTTTAGGGGCTTCTTCGACAGCCCCGACATCTCTTCTTTCTGGATCGGGATTCTCGATTGCAAACACTAACCAACGCGGTAAAAATCCGTCGGCCGCATCACGGCTTGAAAGGGCTTCGTAAAATCGCTGTGCGGTGGTGGTCCCAAAGATGGAGATGCATGGCTGATCGATGTCCTGCATCGATTTCGTTGCGAATTCTTTAGAGAGAAAAACGCCATCGGCACGGGTAAACAGCTCCGTGAGTGTAGTTAAGATCCGTTTTTCGTGCGGCGGGGCAAATCTATTACTCATGTTGATTATTGCATGCCCGATTTCGTCCCAGATGATTAGCCCCCGGCCGCGCTGATCTTCTAAGAATTTTATCAATCCGGTATCGCTTGCAGGAGAACCACAAACTAGATTAGCTTGCCCCGCATCGTTGAAAAGCATCCTTGCAAGTTTTGCGGGGTGCTCTTTTCCCGATCCCGACGGGGCAACCCCAACGCAATACAGGTTAGTTCTCAAACCTGTCTCCGTTTGGAATCGATGCCCCTTGAATGTGCCGACAACGCACAGCGCCGAGGCAAGCGCCAACGCTGGCTGTGGACGTGGGGCAGTCTCATTAACCCAAGCAGTGATTTCACCAACCAACCCTGGACAGCTCAAAGCTAGCTTGTTGGGGAAATGTTTTTGCTCTTCTTTTTTCGTCGTCGCAATGCATGGCATTTCTGGCATTGAGAGAAATGCACGGGATAGATCTAGATTCTTATTTTTTGCGATTGATCCCCATATCGACGACACAAAACGCATTGCCGCAACATACGCGTTTGCGTTTCCTTCACTCTCATCTGAGAATAGCGGCCTTTCATGCCTTTGGTTGTCGTAGGCTATTAGTTCAATCACTGTTTGATCGAACGATTTTCCATTTTCCAGGCATGCCGCCGCCTGTGCTTTCAATGCGTCATTTCGTCCAGCGTAACAAGTTTTAGCTGGTGCTGTAGATGCTATCTCAATTCGATGTTCACCAGATAGCAGGTTAGCAAGTGAAAGTGTTTGCCCCTCGTTGTAGATTGATTTTGCCATCGATAATTTTTCAGGAGGGCATGAGGGCAAAAAATATGCACGTGAAAGATCCCTTGAGCCGCGATCTATTCCTTCGGGATTCCCCAGTAGGTCGATAACTGCAGCAAAGGCAACAGGCCAATGTTGAACCGGGCATATTTCATTAAATGGAATCACAAGCCTGAATCTTGGATTCTCTTCACTATGTGAGAATGTCGTGTAGATACAACATTCGATATTTGCGATCTCGTTTTCGATTATCTCGATATTTGCAGCGGCCGAATCGAAATCTAAAACTACTCCTGCCATGCCCACAACGTTCTTGTCAGCACGGTGGGGAATGGAATACTGGGCAAGCGCAAACAACTCGCCATCTTTTTCTTTTCGTGCCCTATGCACTTTCAGTTTGTTTTCGAAGAACTCTCTGAAGCTACACTTCTCTATTCGCCCGACTGGATTTTTTAGATTCTTGAATAAAATGATGTCCATAATTAATCTGAGGCGGCAAAAAAAAGTTGTTGCGTTGTGCGTTTTTTTCGACTATCAATAACGTCTGATAGTATGTTTTAGGCATCTTATCAACGCTTTTTATTTTTCTTTGTGCGTTTTTCGAGGGATTTTTTATGGCAATTGATTTGAGTTCTATCGTCAAACAGCCGGGGAAGAAGCCCCCGCGGATTATTCTTTACGGGGTACCGGGCATCGGGAAAACGACATTCGCCGCACAGTTTCCCGGACCGATTTTCCTTCTCACAGAGGACGGGCTGGGAAACCTGGAAGTTCCCCATTTTCCCGTCCTCAACGATTGGCAGTCATTCAAGGACTGCCTAGTTGCAGTGTGCGAGCAAAAGCACGGCTATAAAACGATCGTGGTAGATACGATCAACCGACTTGAGCGCATAATTTTTGATCAAGTCGCGCTTGATCAAAAAAAAGCCAATATAGAAGAGATTGGCTACGGAAAGGGCTACATCCTTGCCCTTTCCTACTGGTCAAAGATGCTAGTCATCCTAGATTGGCTTAGAGAAAACAAAGGCACAACTATAGTTCTGACTTGCCATTCGATCGTGAAGGCGCATAACGCGCCGGAAACTGATCCTTATGATCGATGGAGGTTTGATCTACACGACAAGTCGGCATCAATCTTACGAGATTGGGCCGATATCATATTGTTTGCCAATTACCGAGTTTTCACAAAGAGAACCGGTGAAGGGTTCTCTGAGAGAGCAAAGGGGATCGGCACCGGGGAAAGGGTAATTTACACGGAGGAACGCCCCGCGTTTTGGGCAAAGAATCGTTATTCTTTGCCCTTCGAGTTGGAGTTTAATTTCAAAGTTTTTGACGATGCCATGAAACGAAACGAAAAAAACAATAAGGAGAAAAAAAATGGAAATTGAATTCGACAGCGCACAAATTCCGCCACAAACGGACTATGAGCCACTAATGGTCGGGGAATACGTCGCGGCGGTTGTGGATTCAACCGTTGCCCCGAATTCGAAGAATACGGGCACACTTATAAAACTTAAACTGCAGGTGTTGCAGGGGGAAGCTCAAGGACGAATTACTTTTGCCAATATTAATTTCAAACATGAAAACGAGCTAGCCCAACGGATTGGGCAAGCCCAATTTTCGCAGCTCTGTCGAGCTGTTGGATTAGTCGGCCCTGTTACCGATACGTGTCAGCTACACGATGTTCCAATTCGGATTCGGATCGGCTCCCGATCTGACGGGAAAGGCGTTGAAGTGAAGAGCTTTGCGCCTTTCGCGCAAGAAGCGCCCCAAGCAGCGCACCAAGCAGCGGCCACTAATGCACCATCCGGGGGGAAGAAAGAATTTCCTTGGAAAAAATAAAAAATTGCCGCGGCTAGGATTTTAATAATTCCGCGCAAACATAGCCGCGGCGGGAGCATGCATAATGCTCCAAAAAGAAACTTATGCCGTTTAGCGAAAGTGCCCCGAATCGCTGAACGAAAAATTACCGGGGCCAAAAATCCCTGAGCCAAGGAAGCTGGCCCCGTCTTCCTTGTCTATCTCTCCCAGGATGCGCCGAAACGGGGCTTTTTGGAGAGCGCAAAGATGGAAAACGAATGCCAAGTAATACTGGAAAGAGAAAGAGCAGAACATCGGAAAACCATCGAAAGGATGGAGAATCGAATAAGGACATTAGAGCACTTACTCCATGCTGCAAGTGTTAAAATCAATTACTCCATGCTGCAAGTGTTAAAATCAATGAACTGGTGCGGGCGGGAATCTATGGCCAAGCTAATCGGAATTGAACCGTCAACCGTTTCGAAAATTTACGAAACGTTTCGGAAGCTGGGCAAAAAAGAAGCCCGGAGATCCGAAGGTCTGTCGTGCAGTGTCCTTGGGAAGCCCTGCGAAAGAGAGCTTTGGTACGGGTTCCGCTGGGTTCAGGATGTGCAGATCCTGGACGGCCGGATTTATCGGTTATTCGAAACGGGGAAAAGAGAAGAGGAGCGAATCATTAGAGATTTGCGCCGGGCTGGGATAGTCGTCTCTTCGGGCCCCGAACGAAAAAAGCAATATAGAGTAGTCGATGAAACTGGACACATCCACGGCTACCTAGACGGCCTTTGCCGGAAAGTGCCGGAAGCCCCGAAAGCTTTCCACATACTTGAAATTAAAACGCATAATCAAAAGAATTTCGAGAAATTAAAGAGTGACGGAGTTCAGAAAGGCTTTCCGGTGCACTATGCCCAATGTCAGTTGTATATGAAGTTGGGCTGTTTTCAGATCCGGGGGTACATAGAGACTCCATTTGCAATACGCCGATGCCTATACATTGGCGTAAACAAAAACACCGATGAAATATACTCTGAGCGGATTTCCTTTGACCATGACTTTTGTGAACAGCTGCTAGCAAAAGCTAAACGGATAATTTTCAGCGATTCCCCGCCGGCTCGGATATCGGAAGAGCCGGATTCTTGGGCGTGCAGATTCTGCGACTATAAGACTTTCTGCCATCAGGAGAAGGAAACCCGGCCGCTAAAAGATGCAATGCTCCCGCACAAGAATTGCCGAACGTGTTGCTTCTCCACCCCCGAAAATAAAGATGGTGGCTGGAACTGCGAAAAAAAAGGCATGCTTCTCTGCTTGAAAGAAGCATGCGATCAACATCTGTTTATTCCGGGCCTAATTCCAGCAGATCCCGTTGAAGCAGACAACGAACGTATCACCTATAGAGACATCAATGGCGATATATATGTAAACAGCGCCGGCACTGGAAGCCTAGAAAAAATTGCTTAGGCCATACCAGGAAAACGCAGTCCAAGCGATCTTTGATTATTTCTCGGAAGGCGGAAATGGTCAACCGCTGATCGTTGCTCCAACCGG